TTTGAAGCTGGTGATCATGAACAGCCAGTTTATTTTGCAGAGGCACCAAGTGGAGCGTATGGAATTCCTGGTGAAGCAGAAACAAATTATCCTGATAGAAGAGTGATTAAATTGAGTAGTGGGATTACTTTTTATATTGACAATTTAGATGAGGAGGTTAAACTTTCTCATCCTTCTGGAACATATATTCTAATTGATGGAGATGGAAATATAGTTATAAATGGAAAAGATGTAACTATAAGTGGAACTTCGGTTAATATTAATCCATAGTGTCATTAGAATTTTTCAGGAGTTCTTGATATGGATATTGATGAAGTGAAGAAGCGGGCTAGTTATTTGGGAATCGATGTTGGTTCAAAAGGTAAATTTGAACTAATTCGAGAGATTCAACAGAGAGAGGGATATGAACCTTGCTATGGCTCCTTAAAGTGGAGTTGTTGTTACAGTTCAGACTGTTGTTTTGCTAAAGATTGTTTAGGGAAATTTAAGGCAAAGTCTTCATTTACATTTGAGGTTAGGTGATGGGTAAAAAAGTAGCGTGCGAGCGTGATAGTTCAGATCATGGAGGTATTGTAACATCACATAATCAAGATGGTAGATTTAAGGTGTCCGGAGCAGTGGTAGCCGTAGAAGGAGCAGAGCATTCATGTCCAATTCTTGAGCATGGAACCACCTCTATTTCTGCTGTAACTACAAAAAGTTATTGTAATGGAAAACTAATTCTCACTAAAGATGCATTCGCGGGCTGTGGAGCAAAGCTCACTCCGCTAGATCGAAATGTAAATGTTGAATAGTATGAAGAAAATGATTAGAAAATCAACAGTCAATCTAAGTTATGGCAATACTAACAAGATTTCTTTGGTTAAAGATTTTCTATCCAGATATTCTGATTGTGTCAATCAATTTATTGATTTACTTTGGAGTATTAATAAATTCTCAGGTTCTTTTGTAGAAAGAAATTTACTTGATGAGATAAAGGTTCCTTTAACTTTTTCTGCCAAACAATCAGCGGCACAAACAGCTTTACATATAGTTAAATCTCAAAGGAAAAAGAAGAACAAAGTAAAACCTACTTTCAAAGGAAAATCCTTTGATTTAGACCAAAGGTTTATTGAAATACAAGAAGGTAAAAATTCCTTTGATTTGTGGATAAGAATAAGAGGGATCGGAAGTAATTCAGGTGAAAGAAAATCTTTGCTGTTACCAACCAAAAAGCACAAACACTTTCTAAAATATAATGATTGGATTATGAAAAAGTCCATTCGTTTGAGAATAAAAGATAATGGAAAACTGATGGCCGATATTTTCTTTGAAAAAGAATTGCCTAAACCAAAAGAAGAAGGAAAGATAGTTGGTTTGGATTGTGGTTACAAAAAGTTGGTTGTGTTGTCCAACGGACAATATATAGGCACAGAACTTGAACAAAAGTGTGAAAAGATATCAAAAAAGAAACAAGGTAGCAAGGCATTCAAAAGAGCTCTTGTAGAGCGTAACGAATATATCAACAGAGAAGTGAAACAAATACCCTTCTTTGAATTAAAAGCAATTATAGTTGAAAACTTGAAGAATGTGAAGCATAAAACTAAAGGCAAAATTGCCCGAAAAGTAATGAACAAGTTACAGAGATGGACTTATCCATACTTTCTCAATAGGTTGGCTTTAGCCTGTGAAACAAGTGGCGTCCACGTTTACAGAGTTAACCCAGCTTATACAAGCCAGCGTTGCTGGCAATGTGGAAGTATTCACAAAGAGAATCGTAACGGTGAGATATTTTTGTGTAAGGAGTGTGGTTACACACAGGATGCAGATTTCAACGCATCTAGAAATATCTTGTATCGATTCCTTACAGGAGAAGCATTCGGACCCTGTCTAAAAAACTCCGTAGAGCAGGAGATTCGATGGCTATAAGTGTAGGAGAAGTTTGGTCTGATCTAGACGGCAGATTTATTCAGGACTCCGAAGGAGCTCTTAAGAAGGCTGTTAATATAGATGCAGTACTGGTTTCTATAGATAATATTCTTCGGACGTATAAAGGAGAGCGCTGTATGCTCCCCCAATTTGCATCGGATTTACATGGTCTACTTTTTTCTAGACTAAATCAAACCGTAGTTAAGTATGTTTCTAGAAATATCAAAGATACTATTGAAATGTGGGAGCCCAGGGTTATAATAAATGATGTTACATTGGAGAAAGATCCAGATGGAAATTCTCTATCTATTGGATTGTCAGTGGTGATCAAGGGCCATGATAAGATTTTTCGTTATCAAACAAGTATCAAGAGTGGAGAGTAAGTAGGATTTAATGAAAGTGAAGTGATAGATGGCTAATGAGTTAAACTATACTGCTTACGATTTTGACTATTTGGTTGTTCAATTGCAGGACCGTCTTAGCTCTAGTAGTTGGAAAGATGTATACAGATCTTCTACCGGTCAGATGCTAATTGAATTTTTAGCTTATGTCCTTAATATGGGCATGTATTACACGGAAAGGCGAGCTAATGAATCTTATCTGCTAACTGCTCAGAATCGCTCGAGTATAGTTAATCTTGTCAAATTATTAAATTATGAGCCTAAGAGAAAAACTTCAGCTTCTGGAATTCTTACTTTTAGTATTGATGAAGCAGAAACTAAGAATATCTATATCCCAAAATATACTGAATGTCAATCTTCTAATGGAACAAAGTATGTAACAAATGAGGATTCTGTGCTAGAAAAAGGTCAAACTTCTGTAGATGTGAAATCAATTCAAGGAAAGATCAACTCACTTGAAATTTCAGCATCTGGTTCTGAAAATCAGGAGTATGTTATAAACAATACCTCGGTAGAAGATTCAGCCGATTCAGATAATCCTACCTTGAGAGTGGTTGTAGGTGGAGTGCCATGGACTAAAGTAAGCTCATTCTTATATAGTGTGAATACTGATACTCATTACCGTGTTATCAATGAGATGGAAAGCACTGTAACTATTCAATTCGGCGATGATGTTAACGGAAAATCACCGGAAGCTGGATCAGTTATTACTATTTATTATGTAGAGTCGGAAGGGTTAGCTGGAAATGTTACACACACTGGTATGATAACAACTATTAATTCAACAATCTATGATGAAGATGGAGATGCAGCAACTGGTGTTGATGTAACGAATGATTCTTCTTTTCTTGGAGGAGATGATGAGGAGGATATAGAAGAGATTAGATATGAAGCTCCAAGAGTGTTCAAAACAGGAGATAGGGCAGTAACAAAAACTGATTTTATTTCTATTTTAGAAAATTATTCTGGGGTTGCAAGTGTCAATGTCTGGGGAGAAAATGAAGAAGCAGAGTTAGCAGGAACTGCGGCTGTTCAATCAATGTTGAATAAAGTTAAGATGTGTATTGTTCTTCAGAGTTGGGAACTTCCCGATGACACCTTCAAGAACACTTTATCTGATTATATCTATAATAAGTCTATGATGACCGTTAAGTATGAATTTGTTACACCTACTATTTTAGATGTTATTCCAACACTGGAGGTTACAGTTGAATCAGGTCATTCTTTAAGTCAGGCTCAAGCAGATCTAGAGGAAGCAGTTGCTGCTAAGTTTGCTCTGGGAGATACTACAAGGCTAGGAACAATTATAAAATATAGTGAAATTATAGCCACAATTCATGATTTAGATAATGTAGCTTATGTTACTGGGGTGCTGGAGATAAAAAAGACTTTGAGTGATAGTTATGAATCTACTTATGATTTTGGGGGGGCTCTTGAAGCTACTGATATTAAGCCCGAATCAGTTAGATTATTTATAGGTGGAACTTATATCACTTCTGACGAGGATAATGGTGACGGTACAGGTTCTTTTTCAAGTGCAGGTGCTTATACTATTAATGGGACTATTGATTACAGCACTGGAGTTCTTTTAATAGATATAAGTGGAGAGCCAGAGTCGGTTTTTGTTCGGTATTGTCAAGATGAAGGGGGAAATATAATTCCTAGCTTCCAGGAAATTTGTCGACTTGATGAGGTAGATATAGTTTCGATTGAGATTGAAAGTTAATGAATGCAGAAGGTAAGTTCTAGCAATCCTATTGTGGAGCGATAAGATGAGTAAATGGATAGAGCAAAGATGGGATATTAAGCATATTCGAAATGGTAAAGTCATCTATGAGGAAAAAAACAAGAAAAATATTGTTCCTAACCAGGGAGAAAAAGCAATACTGGAAGTATTTTATCGAGGAATAGATTCTATAGTTCCTAATGATAAGTTTTATATAGGACTCTACAATGGAAGTATAGGAGAATCTACTACTCTTGCTACAATCCCCTCTGAGCCTTCTGGAAATGGTTATAGCAGACAGGAAGTGGAACGATCTACTACAGGATGGCCTACTATTGAGCTTCACGAGGGGGATTGGAGAGTGGTTTCTAAAGAGATAGAACTTACAGCTTCGGGAGGTAATATAGGGCCGGTGAATGGTGCATTTATTGCTACTACTTTAGATAATTCAGGATCGTTGATTGGAGCAGTGGCCATGGCCGTAGAGAGAACTGTTATTGCAGGTGACAGGATTCTTTTTCAAATAAGGGCTAAACATAAATAATAGGGGTTAAACATGACTCTAGATGCAGATACAGTATGGGAAAGTAGATTTATAAAAAATCATATTGAAGTTTGGTAGAAAGATATGGCTGAAGAACTTTTTGCATATTATAATACATCTTTTAATGATTATATTGGTATTCCAACTTGGAATTTGTTAGAGGGAATGTTTGAAACTTCTACAGCAGAAGGACAAAAATTTCATTCGGAAACAACCAGGACTTTTACAAAGGTAAAACTCTATTTGAAAAAAATTGTGGGGGAGAGTATTGGAGAAACTATACACGTTGTTCTATATAAATATAATGGTGCAACGTGGGATGAGATAGAGGATATAGGTACTTTTAATGTTAGTGATCTAATAACGGAATATGTTTGGTATACTTTTACATCTTCACTGCAACCTGTGCTTGAAGTTGGTGTTAATTATATAATAGCGTGCGCTGCCTCAACAAGAAAAGATGCTGCTGGAGATTATTGTTGTTGGGCTGGTCATAATACTGGCACTGGGGTTAATACAGGTATGAGGGAAACCTTAGGTGCAAATGACGATAGTTATTCCTATCCTAATTCTTTTGATTGGGAAAATGCGGACACGGGGTATATTTTGGGGATTGAAGTTTATGGGGAATCTACAGCTTCAGAACCTCCACAGATTATAGACCAATCTGAAGATCAGAGTCTTAATCCTGGGGATACATTAGAACTATTTGTTACTGTGACTGGCACAGAACCCATGTCATATCAATGGAGTAAAGCATATGAAGGAGGAGGAGAAATTGAAGGAGCTACAGAGAGTACGTATACAAAAGAGAATATCACAGGTGAGGATGGTGGGGGCTATTACTGTACTGTAACGAATGAGTTTGGTACTACTAAGTCCTCTACTATTGATATTGATATTTATCCAAAAATAACAGATCAATCTGATGATCAAACTGCTTGTGTAGGTCAAGAGGTTGATTTATTTGTTACAGCTACTGGGTACCCAACTCCAACATATCAATGGTATAAAAATGATGTACTCTTGTCTGGAGAGACAAGTTCTACTTTATTGTTTTATGCTTCTACTACAGCTACTTATAAGTGTAAAGTTAGCAATATTGTTGGAGACGTTTGGTCAGATCCAATTATTGTTACTGTAGTTGCGAATCCATATACGTACAACCTATTTGATCTTCAACTCGATTTAGGTAGGACAGATTAAGTATGCCCAATTGGAACTTAGATTCTGGATATTTTCTAGATCAGGCAGATAATGCTTCTGTAACGCATGAAGCAGAGTTCTCTATGAGCTTGGTCTACATAGCTAATCCCTTCTCTGATGATTCTCAACAAATAGTAATGGAGGAGGAGTTTGAGTTACTTGTTACCCATTCAGTAGCTTTAGATCTTCTAAATCTTATTCCTAAAAAGTTCTGGAATTCTCAAATACTTCGGGATTATGTTGATGTAACCGAGCTTTATACTGGTAGTTGGCTTACGAGCGTTAGGGATATAGTTAAGTTGTTAAGCCCTGATACTATAGGGAGCTCTACATATCTAAGGAATTTGGGCGCTTTGATAGACGTAGATTTTTCTCCAGAAGATTCTACGACTTTAGCTCAATTGAAAAAAGAAGTTACTCATGCTATAGAATGGTATAAGATAAAGGGGAGTTACAAAGCTTTACAAGTCATAGCTATGATTAGAGGTTTAACTCTAAATCTTTATGATATGTATACAAATGATTATAGTACTTTCTACATGGTAGATTGGTTTGTTGGAAATGAAGATGAGAATCCCCCAGGATTTGATAGTACTTATTATAAGAGCCCTCATTTTGGGTTGGAGGTAGTTTTGGATAGGGTATATGAATCTGATACTCCTTCTGTTACGGGTTCAGTAAGTTATTTGTGGAGAGACACTTATATAGATAACTTAATTCTACAGGTTGATAGAACAAGGCCTGTACATACTGTTCCTCATTATCAACTTTTTCTAAATCCAAAAACAGATGAGTTTGGAAACATTGTGGAGGTTGATGGAGAGATTAGAACAAAAGTATTGGGAACTTGGATAATTT